TCCTGCACGTCAGTGGCTGACATGCCGCTGATCGAGGTGATGCTGATGTTGTCAGCTTGCTGCGCAACGATTGTGTTAGAAACATCAATCAGTGTCCAGGCTGTGCCATCGGACAGGAGCATGTCCGGCGCTTGCAATGAAACGGCTGGCGCTGGTGATGTGCCCGTGCCAGTGTCATTGACGATGACGTAATAGCGATTGTTGGTATCAGCTGCAGCAGGCAGCGCCGAGCCGACCGTCAAACCTGCTGCAGTGCCGGCTGTCGTGACTGTGGCGACGGTGTTATCCGATGCGCTGTAGGTGCCGGCGAAGACGATCTCACCGGCGGTGATCGTGATCGGCTGCCATGCGTTGCCGTCCCACAGGTACAGGTCACCGTTCAGGGAGTCGTAGAAATACTGCCCGCTGTAGTCCGGCGCAGGGAAGACGACAACGCCGCCTGTATCACCTGAACCGCCGATCTTGGTTACAGAGCCGCCAGCAAGATTGGGGCCAGTAATTGCAGCATTGCCAATGCGTTCAGTTGAAAACTGCCCTGTCGTGATCTTGTCTGCGCTGAGATCAGGAATATCTGTTGCGGCCAGTTCTTCGCTTGCTGTGACATGACCTTGCGCATCAAACGTGACCTTAGTGCCGCTGCCACCAGTGATCACATTGCTGTGATTTAAGACACCAGCAACATCAACTTCCAGGCCAGTGCCAGGTCGAACAGCTCCGGTCGCATCAGTCGTGGCAACAGGAACATCTGTTGAGTCAATGAGCCTACCTGCCGTGACAAGACCGTTAGCGTTGTATCTGACGACGTGGTAGTCGGCAGCCTCGGCTTCTACGGAATTGTTGATGGCAATGGTATTGCCAGAAAGTGTCAGCCCATTGCCATTGACCACCACCGCGCCCTTGGTGGTTGTCGTTGCTGTTGGCAGGTCATCGCCTTCAATGGTGCGATAGGTCGTTGCACCACCGCCGGAAGTAGGGCCAGCAAGAAACTGCGATGCCTCGGTTGTGTCATCCAGCGTAGTGCTGATCGTGACGCTATCGCCAACCTGCGTGACAACGACATTGACCACACCAGCAGAGCTGCCGATGATCTCGTTGACGGAGCCAGCGGCCTTGAACTCAACCCATTGGCTGCCATCCCAGATGTAAGCATCGTCGCTGTTGGTATTCAGCGCAAGCTGGCCGACATAGGAGCCAGAGGCCGGCAGTGTTGCAACCAGCTGGCATGTGGAGTTATTGGCCAGCCGTGTACCTGCAACACTATTGGCGCTCAGCTTCGCGCCACTGACGGTGCCATTTTCCAGTGCATCACCGCTCAGTGTGTTGGCGGTGAACAGGATCTTGGCATTCGGGATCGTGGCGTCACTGATTAGGGTGATCGCCTTATCAATAAAGCCAGTGACAGTGATCTTCTTGCTTTCACTGGCGCTGACATCAGCGACCGCCAGAAAGTCGCCTGTGGCAAGATCGGCGCTGGCTAGCGCGGCTAGTTCGCTGATCCTAAGGTCTGCCACAACGCTACGAACTGATCAATACCACCATCTTAGTCGGACTCCTCACCTTCCAACAGCAAGTAGCCGCCGCCCTGTTCCAGCAGGATCGGATCACCGGCCTCTTGCAACAGCCGGCGCTGCGCCGTGGTCCGCGCTCGCAGTTTGATCGGGCCAGTGGCGACGAACTCAATGGTGCTCACCACAATGTCACCGGGGGCAAAACCGGTGGCGTTGCCGGTCACGAGCGCGTCAAACTCCCACCACAGCGCATCGTTGAATTGCACCGCGTCAAAGCTGCCGCCTGCTGCATCGGTGTTCGGGCTTTTGATGTAGAACTTGGCGTGAAAGCCAGAACCAATCTCGGTACGCAACACCAGCTGCATCAGGTAGTTGATCGGCTCCTTGCTGCTTGCGTTGACGTAATCCCAGTGCGCAGTGAGCCGCCCTGAACCAGTGATCAAGCTGCTGTACTGCTGACGGTGTTGATCGCTCAGCGCGGTAATATCAACAGTCTCGCGGTTGGTGTTCAACTCATAGTCAGTGACGTTAGCGACAAGCCGCGCATCTAGCGTCTCAACCGAAATAGCAATCGGTATGTCTCGCGCAATCGCAGCAAGTGAAACCAACCCTGCAGTGCCGCCTTCTAGGCTGTCGTCAAAATTGTTGTAAAGGCGAATAGCACCTAGTTCATCAACGAAGATGTACCAGTTGCCATCAGGATAAACCGTGCTATCGGGCCATCCGCTTGCATCAACGAAGTCAAGGTCAGTGCCATCGGTCGTCTTGATTGAAACACGATCACCGCTGATTAGAACGCCTTCGTTGAAGTCAAAGCTGAACCGATCACGACTGGCGTTGACATCACTTGGGTTTACGATACTTTCCAGTGCTCCTTCAAGTGCTTGGCGCCTAATTTCAATGTTGCCAACATTGCCAAGGTAAACGCCCATCAGATCGTCACCTCACTGAGCGCACCCGTACCCTGGAAAGTGATCTGCGCAGAGCTGACTTCACCCACACTGGCACCAAATCCTACGCTGGTGATGTAGGTCGTCAACCGCACGTCGCTGTTGGTGTTGCCATTCACCAAGCGCAGGCGTAGATCAACCGTGTCACCATCGCTGACACCACTGATCCGCAATACCTTCTTCAGTGCAGTTGCTGCATCATTGCGGCCAGTGCCGTCGTTGTAGAACAGGATCGTGGCGCTGCCGTTGAACTCTTGAACGCCAGGGGTATAGGTGCGCTGCGATTCACCAAGGCTGGTAGTTTCCAGCATCTCAAGCGATCCGGTCATCTGCCAATTCGTGACCTTGATCTGCTCTACGCCGTCGATTAGAAGGCGGCCGTCGCGTCCGGTGTAAACCTTGGCCATGTTACACGTTAGGCGACAGCCACCAAGGTCACTCTAACGGAACTGATGCCAGGTCGCACTGATGACACAGAAGGCTGCGCGTCGTAGCGCCATTTTGTCTGCGGTGGCGCTGTCATGCTGACGCTCGTGCCTCTAGTCACAGCGGACGGCACAGTAAACGTGCGCAACGTGCCGATCTGGCTGTCGTAGTCGGTCAGAAACTGCTGCGCCTCGGCGTCGGTGATGTTGTCGTAGCCGAGATCCAGCTTTGCACCGATACGCTGCGAACCGTAGAGGATGCGCACCTCGACACCGGACTGCGACTCAAACCGCTTGATCGGCCAGTCGCCCGGCTCAAACGAGCGTGATGTCGGCACCAAGGATGGGAAAGTCATTACTCAGCCACGATGAAGCGGTCAGGGTTGAGGATGTCTTGGGCGACAATGCTCTCTCCGTTCACATTAACAGGAACGTGAACTGCTGAGATATTAGCCAAGCCGTCTTCATCTAAAGTGATCTGATCAACTTGATAAACGCCTTTGCTGATTTCAGTCTTTAGTAACGTGAAGATCGTTCCACGCAAGCTATCGTCAGTGACGCTGCCGCCTGAAATCCTGATGTTCTTTTCGGTCACGGCAGATGTTGCAGGATCGTAAATCAATGCTTTGTAGGTGCCATCGGCGACAGAGCTGACCGATACCAGCGTGCCAGCGTCAGTGATTACACCATTGCTGCTTGCTTGATAGCTGGTGGATTCAGTGATCACACGGATGTAGGAGCCAGGCTCGATTGCCAGTCCGGCTGGCGTTGTCTTGAATGAAATTGTGTGCGTCACGCGGCGGCGCACACTCATCAGGAAGCGTGCTGTCAGCAGCGCCTGCTCGCGGTTGGTGCAGAAGTCCGTGAGATCGAATGTCTGTTGCGTCGTGGCGCGTTCACCGATCGGCAGATCAGCCCAGTTCAAGAACGCTGATGCCTGCGTCGGCAAGTCGTTCTCGACCGTGACACGCCACATCACTACAGCACGGAAGTTGGTGCGTTGCGATGCGTCGATGTAGTTGAGCTGCAGGCTGTCGGCGATGATATTGCCAGCGGTGAAGATCTGTGCGATCGGTATGTCAGTGCTGATCGTGCCATTCGCTTCATACGGCAAAGCCGGCGCTAGGCCAAAGCGCCCGTTCTTGATCGTGAAATTACACAGGTGTAAAGCTGCGTTTTCGTAGATGAACGAGCGGATGTTCTGGACATCTTCAAATACGCCATCAAAGAAGATCTTGTTCTCGCGCTGGAACAGTGCTGTTGTCTGCAGCGAATCAAGGTCTACCAGTTCAATCGGCAGCGTGTTGCCGATGCCTTGCGTCACATCGGTGAGCAGATAGTAAACGATCTCAGCAAAGCGGTTCGTGAAGCCTTCATCTTGGGTCAATGCCTTGAAAATACGAATACCACTTGGCATCCAGGCGCGAAGCTGACCAACAGTTGAAAGCTTTGATGATGAATTGACGCTTAACCCAATCACGCTCATGTTGTCGTATTTCGGGATTGAATTGTTTTGGACAAACTCATTCACATAAACGACTTCATGCTCGGGGCCGCTTTCATTGGATTTACTCAGCTCTAGGTAGTGGCTGACATCAACCAGCTGCGTATTGTCCTCAAATTCACGCTCTGCCGCTGAGATCCCGGTTGTCGCGTCTTCGTATGTAACGCCTACTGTTGAGACTGAAAACTTAGCACTAAGTGATGTGTATTTCCAATGGCGTGCGATGACATTGTTGCTGTTGATAGAGTTTGCTGCCAAGGTTGACGTAAAGGTGTTGCCAATCACCCAATTGCCCGTAAAGCTGACAACACGGTAGGAAATGTTATCCCAGTTATGTCTGTTGTTGGCGAAACCAGCGTAGATCTGCTCCCAGTAATACGGATTTGTCGCCGAGCTGCGCGATGTAGCAGTTACTTCAACTGTTACGCTGCGGTCACCTCTGGTAACCGTGAACTGTGCGGATTTCGTCTTACCAGCCTGAATTGGCGCATTGCCAAGCTGCTCGCACAGCCAAGCCTGCAAAGCGTTTGCCGTGGCCTTTGTGCCACCACTGCCGTAGGCATCCGTCTGTGCAACGCTGGTCGGCCCAGTAATAGTTGAGATTGTACCCTTAGCGCTTGGATTGCTATACATCTCGCCGCATGATTCAACGCTGGCCTTGCGGATGTATTCGCCTGAGGTTGTAATCAAAAACTTTCCATAGGCGTTGGCGTAATATGTGGTGATCTTGCTGCCAGATTGCGCGTTAAGACGCAGAAACTCTTCATCTTCTGTTGAGTTGATCGAAATGTCAGTGCCTGTACGAGGCACAATGCGATACTCAAAGTAATCTGACGAGCTTGGTTCAATGCGGATGTAGTTGTATTGATCAAGCGGCGACTGACCCGTAACGCAGAACACTTCTGGAATACGTCGCCATTGATTTGGCGTTTTTCCGTAACCGGCAACGGGTCGCACTAAGATCGAAAAACAAGACGTGCGCGTAAAGTATTTATCCATGCGCGGCGTATTGAGCTGGACGTTTTTGTTGTCAAGATTCACTAGTTGCCTTGGTGTCGGCACTGCGTTGAAGTTACAAAGCCCTCGCGCTTGATTCCATACTTGCGAACGAATGCCGATCTCAATACCACGGCAATCGCGTCGTACTGGACGGATCAGCGCATCATTGAATGCGCAGATATTCCACCAGCCGGGTCCGATCCGCACACGCGAATCAAACACATCACCGTCGTAACCGGCAAGATCTGACTCAATCGTTGCGTAGCCGGTCACGCCAAGCGATGAAACGCCAAGCACTTCCGTGCAGCGCAGCGTGATCTTCATGGTGAGACCACGCTCCCAGAACGG